CGCCAGAACCTGCGGCACCAATAGTGATATTGTATGATGCAGCTATACTGTTTGTTGATTTAGTGGTACTGCCACCTCCTCCGCCAGAGGAGGCAAGACTACTGTGTGGAGAGCCATTACCATCTACTCCGCCTCCGCCTCCGCCTCCGCCAACAGCAGTGAACTCAATCCTTTTAGTGTTTGAATTGGGAACCCATGCAGCATCAGTTGCTGTTATTACTGTTGTGATAACATCAGTTAGTTTATTGTCCACGCTTGTTTCTAGGGTATCAATGTTACTCTGCAAGACGAGATCATCAGCGGCTAACTCATTGATAGCTGCCTGTACATCTGTAGAGGATATTGAACCAGATGGTGTGTTTGATACATCGTCTGCTGCGGTTGTCCCTGCTGAAGACGGGTTAATTAAAACATAGTTATCTGTTGAGGAGTTGTACTTATAGAAGTAAAGACCGCCAGCAATTATATCAGTTACTTTTAATGCAGCGTCGTTCTCTCGTACAATAGTTTTAGCACCAGTACCGTCAACATTCAGTGTAGGTGTTGTACTCGTGATAGTACTTAACGCACGGAATGAGCCGCCAACCCCGTCTGCAAGGACTAGAGGTATAGCGTATGTCACTGTTATAGTATCTACGCCTGCACTAGTCACCATATCAGTACTGTAGTGCAGAAGATCATTCAGCTCATCCTTAGAAGCCAGAAAGTTATCACGCACGTTTTGTGTTTGTGGTGATCCGGTTACTGGCTTAGACGAGTCTATCGCACTGGGCATATTCTAACCTCCCGTTTTCTTATTCAAGATCTTAGTCACCAGTTGGCGTACCGACTCAGTACCAAAGAACCCCACTAAGATGCCGCATATTAAATACCAGTGCATCCCGTAACCCAGCGCCGCTAAGGTTGAACCGGCAGCCCACCCTAACGAGGCGCAGACTACGCCCTCAAACACCAGTCTCTTAGAAAACCTCCACCAACATGAACCATCATCTTCATATATAACACGAAGTGTTGCAATACTTGCGGCCATTATAATTCCCCCAGTACCGGGTGGTGCTTTAAATACTGTTTCTATCATTTCTTTTTCGGACATATTAACCTATACTACATAGATAGCCGCACGGCTAAAGGAGAACCAGCGTGCTCTCTAAGGTTTTTTTGTGTTTTTAAGAGCTCTTTCTGCTCATCAAACTCTTTTTTGTACGTTACTGTTAGTTCTTTATCTTTCATGAAAATACTGGCAGCGTGTAATGCTCCATATAATATAAGCTCAGGTGCGTACACAGAGAACCAGTTCGTAGCTGCACTAGCCGATATAAATTCCAGTTCACTGTAGTAAACCAGAGTAAAGGTTTCTGAATTGACAGGCTTAGCGCCTATATAGAAGTTACCACCTTCTACATCATAAACAAGTGGCTGATTATTGCTTGTGCTGACCTGACGTTGTAGCACTTGTGAAAACGTAGCAGGGCTTAATGACCATGCGCGGTTTGCTGACTGGGCTACTAGATTTTTCGTCTCCAGGTAGTCTGAGGGGACAGCGGCTATGCCGTCAGTGACGGTCAACGGGGTAACCACTTCCATTGGGTGTATACGAACATCTCTTTGTATTCTCCGTTGTGATGCCTGGATAAAATCATCCACACGGTCAACAACCGCAGAGAAACCATCCCTATTCAGCCAGTCAGTTACTGCCGCAGAGATCTGTGTATAATTACCTAGTGCCATACGGCCTCCACAACTTCTTGGCGTGTGTTTTACACCAAGGGTACTCAGACTCTATAATGCGGGAGAGTTTATTCTCCTCTGCTACAGATAAGTCACCCATGACATTCAGATTGTGCTTTTTCATGATACTCTCTATCACGATAGGCGGCAGTGAAGCCATTTTATGAAATCTGTTAGGATTGTTTATAAATGATTCATTAAGGGTCTCGTTAGAGAGTGCTTTAGTGATATCAAGGAACGGTTTTTCATCCCAGGTCTTATGGCAGACAATATCATCACCATCGAAATACCATCGTTTGGTTATCCCTGTGAAGTCGTCGTACTCTACTTCACGCAGTGTAGCCATTAGACCAGACCAATAAGGTCAGTAGCCGTGGTATTAGTTGAGTTAACGCGTACTGCGACAACAGGCAGGATTGCCGCTGCTGGTGCTGAGCTAAACGTCCTCGTGCTACCATCAGCCAAGATAACTACCACATCACCAGCTCCACCCACATATATACCACCAGATGTGTTTTTAGAGAAATTTGTTGTATCGCTAGGTGTGATTGTGAATGGATCACCCCACGCGACTAGTTGCACTATTCTACCCATGATAACCTCTGTATAGTTAGTTAGTAATTAGTCATAAAAGCGGGGGTTGCCCCCCGCTCAGCTTTATGATGTAGTCAAATCAGCTACTAAGCCGCTGGATTTCTCATTACGAGCTTCCAGGGTGTACTCGGTGATGATCTGCTTACGCTCTGCATCGCCGATACGAGCAATGTCAAGAGGCTGCATATTACGCAAGAACGCAACAGCCCACATGCTTTTCTGATAAACGATAACATCTCTTGCACGAGAGAAGCGATCAGGTACAATCTTTAACTTATTGTAATCGCTCTCGTAGATGTCAACAGATGAGATGATGGTTTTAGCAGCCGCAGGGGTATCGACAGACGCTACACTAGCAGCACGGCCTACGAACGCATTCATCGCACGTTTATTGAAACTACCTAAAAGGATAGTGTCTGGATTACCGCCAGAGTTCCAGATAGAATCAATAACAGTCTCAAGCAAACCTTCGGTAAAGGCCCGTTGAGTGCCATCATTACGTGGATCTGTACCATCAATAGGGGACGGGTCTGTACCGGTAGCGCCTACGCTAGTGTTAGTGGCTATCCAGGCCAGTATACTAGCGGTCTCTCGCGCAGTAGTGGAATTACCAACTACCTTAGCTTTGTTAGTACCTACCAGGGTGGTTTCCATATCGGTCTTAATTACCTTGCCTTGCTTCAGCATCTGGTAATTCATTTCCCGCCCACGGCCTGCTCGATCAGTAGCCTCCAGTGAACCGGAGATCTGTGCGGTCTTGGTAGCAATCTGGGTGATGTTAGTCAAACGCACTGTTGGGTTAGCAGCAGCAAAAGTAGCGTCCGCACCCTCAATAGCTTTGTTATCAGTTGCAGCATCGTAGGTGTCAGTTTGCCACTCGTGTAGAGTGCCTTTGGCTTTTGCCTTCGGTGCCATTGTTAAGAAGGGTGTTTCTACAGGATCTACGTTGTAGATCGCATTAACTAGATCTTCCCTAATACCTACTTGGTCATAGGTGTCAGTACTTGTTGCAGTCATTTTTTACTCCAATTATGTTTAATTACCGGTTGAGCCCTCTAAAAAATTCAGAGCATCCTCAATCGTGTTAGTTTGTTGCATTTTGGCCTTTAGACTATTTTTCTTTCTAGTCTTGGTAGTGTTACCTACCTTTCCTTTTTTAGGCCTGATAGTAGTGGTTTTCTTGAGATTCTTTTTCCCAGTTTTGACGCGATTATCTAGCTCATGAAATGCTTTTGCATCTTTGAGCACCAACAGTGCTTTATGATCTAGTAAGCTAGAAACACTCTCTAGCGGGAAATCATATTGCTTAACCGCGAAACTGTTCAGATCCTCTCGGTACTTAACACCTCCAACGTTAACGTCGAACTCAGGGGCAAGTGACACGAGCTTAATATGCTCTTCTGCCTTAGCTGATTCAAACTCGGTTTTGTACTCCTCTTCGAGTTGTTTAACTACTGCGTCACGATGTTCCGCTGCCGCCTTGCCTTGCCTTAGAGCGGCGTCATATTTTCGTGCAGCTGCCTCATACTCATAAGGGTCTTCTTTCTCTAACGCGACCCAATCAATGCCCTGGAACTCTTTCAGGTCAGTATTAGCCGCAATGACTAGTTGATCTAAAGCCTTAGCTACCTGGGTTGTTTGTTCGGTTAGTTCTTTCTTTAACACCTGTGTTTCACTGGCCTCTTTAGCATCAGCCATACGTTTCTGGGTGTAATCTTTATGACGCAAATACCCCTTTTCTGCCTCTTTAGCATCTACGGGAACATCCTCTCCCGTATCAGGATCTCTGTACATGAATACAGCATCATCACTGTCATCATCTTCGTCATCGCCATCTTCATCTGAACTGTCCTCATCGGAGTCCTCATCCTCATCGGAGTCATCGGAATCCTCGGATTCATCATTATCTGGCTCTTCTTCATCCTTGTTTTTAATGGATTCCTCACCGGATTGTCCATCATCTTCATCCTCTAAATCTTCATCCTCCCCTGCCTCTTTATCCCTTTTCTCTTGTTTCTTCTCCAGGAAATCAGTAGCCTCATGTATACTAAAACCCTCGCTTGGGATAACTACTTCATTATCAGTGCTTTCACTACCTTCATTATTGTCAGTATCCATGTTACTCTCCTGCTGCTCGTCGTGTTATGATAATATAAGTTACGGTTATGGCGCTATTATTACTTTATGTTCTTTTTCTTTTTCGTTAGCTACTCCGCTAGCTGCTTCGTTAATTGAGTGAACTAGAAAAGGTACAATCTCATACACCTGCCTGTAAGGTAGATCAGCGAGCTTGTTCACTATCTCTAGTGCCTGCTCGGTAGTGATTTCAATACCACCAAGTGCCTCATCAGTATTGCCACTAAGCTCGCTCATCTCTACCCCCCAGCCTATTTTGTGTTCTTTTTCCAGTCTGTACATAAGTGTCTAACTGACCCCTTAAGACGCGCAATGCCCTGAGTTGCCTCGTTAATGGCATAACCTCATCTGGGTTATCTGTTTTCGTGTACTCGACATTGTTCAAAAGATTTTCCCGCAGATCCTCAAACACAGCTTGGACAGCTTCACTTTCCAGGAGCATCCTTGCTCCTAAGCCTAAGCGTATCTTCTCCTCATCGCTTTTAGTATTAAAGCTCATCTCTCATCCCCTAGTTTAGCAGCTCTTTGTTGATTTATTTCTATTTGCGCTTCTAGTATCTTGAATTCATTCTCATCCTCATGTTGTCGGATTTTAAAGGCTAACTCCTCTTTCTCAAACTCCAGTCTTTGCTCGTTGAGTATCTGCTCAGCAGCAGATAGCTCCAACCTCTCTTGTATCTCTTTAGCCTCGATCTGTATTTTTACTTCATCATTCTTCAGTTCAGCCAGTTTGATTTGTTCTTCTACTGATGGCCCTTTATCAATCTCATCTGACTCAGGTTTAGTAAAGAACTGGCTGCCATCTTTCCGACCTACAGCCTTTGACTGCTCAATAGCAAGGTTGTATACGTTTGTCGGAGTAACGAGAGTCCCTAGACCACCTCCTGAAACAACTGCTTGTTGTGTCGCAGCAATAGCACCTATCTGTGACACTTGTTGATTTTTGGAACCATTACCTATACCAACGGTAACGGTCATGTCTGTTCTCTCCCTCCATTCCTCTGGGTTAATAGGAATAAAAGAACCGTTATTAGTGCGTATTTTAACACCCGGCTTCTCAAATGAGCCTAGCCGCTGTAGCCCCATGAACAGCTCTTTCAAACCGCACTCAGCAAAGATACGCGCTATTAGTTCTACTTTCTGCTCAGCAGCAGCCATTATAATCTCAGTGTTACCAAGAGTAGTATTACTGTTAAAGGCTTTTGGGTCTAGTCCAGCACTCCTCTCAGAAACACCAGCTCGACGCTCCTGTAACTGATCAGTATAAGACAACATGTTAAAGGCATCTGGGCCGAGCTGAGGTGTGG